GTTGACTTTTTTTACATAAAATTGTATAATATACTTGTAAATAAGAAATGCACAACATGAAAGCGAGGTAGCAAGATGTTAGTATTACGAAATAGTAAAGATAACGAAATTCATTTTACAAATGTTGATTTAGTAAAAAGATACTATATGTTTTCTAAAAAGGATATAGAAGATCTTTCATGTGGTCTTAGCAATGATTTCAAGAAGTATCTTTCCGAAATGATTAAAAATTATAATAATGATTTAAAATCGTGCGTATCAATGTATGATATTGCTAACGTTTTAAATCATTATAATGATGAAACTGGCAATGGTTCTATTTTTTCAGTAGATGAAATATAATACATGAAAGTGAGGTAGCATATTATGAAAAAAACTATTGATTTATTACAAGAAGCTGTAAATTTAGGCTTTACGGTGGAAGAGGGTATTGCATTTATAGATTTATGTTTAGATTGTATGTACGATTATAAAAAAGATGATTTGAGGAGTGAGCAAATAACAATAAAAGCATATAATGATATTTTAGAGGGTTTAAAATATTATATTAAATGGAAGTGAGGTGAGATCTTATGAAAAATATATTTGAAAAAGACAAACAAGTAGCAATAGAAAAGATCAAAGATATTTTAGGCAGTTTGTGTTATACATCAGATTTGGATATATCTTCATACGTTGAAAGCCAATTAGTAACAATGATTAAATGTATAGCATTAAACGAAAATTATACTAATCTTAAAAAGACATATATGAGTTATGAGTTGCCTTATGTTTATTTTAATTTAAAGGAAGTTTACAAAGATTTTGAGAAGTCACGTTGGAGATCTGCAATTTACAAATCATTGATAATACTTGATTAACTAAACAATGTTTTTTATATGACTTTAAGAGAGGAGCGATAAAATGAATGATATTTTAATATTGGGTTATAAAATATATTATCGAGTATACTATTATGGGACAATCGAAAATATATTAGATGCAATAGTATACGGTGCTGAATTTGTTATTTCTAACGGAAAGTTATATGTTGCTAATTTAATATAAAAATTAAATTTTTTGTTGACAAAATAAGCAATATATGATACTATCATATACGAAAGGGGGTGAACAATCATGATTAGAAAAAAACTTATTTACACAATCGTTACGGTTCTGGCAACAAATGTAAAGACTTACGAAACAAAAGAAATGAAGCTAAAGTTTTTAGGAAAATTTTCAGAGCGAAAGGCAAAAAAAGTAATGAAAGATTTTTCAGATGAAACCGTAAAAATCGTGCAACTCATTAGCTTTGATGAAATAGAAGTCATTAGAGAGATGTCGATTGATGACTTTATCAAGCACAGCGAAATTGTAGAAGATTAGTAAGCAACCCGAAAAAAATATCAAAAAGAAAGAGGTAAAAAAAAAATATGGAAAATAAATACAAGGTAGTTATTGCAGAAGTGACAGAGGGTAAAGAATTAAATTTTAGAGAACGCGCAAGACTGGTGAAGTTAGCTGGAGAGAAGAAGATTGATAAAGAACTTGCATTTTCAGAAGATAAAAAACTTACAATCAAACCTGATTATTATGCAATTTTAGAAGTACACAATCCAGCAGCAGAGAACGAGGACTATACAATTCTTTGTTTTGTGTGTGGTGACGAGCTTTATACGTCATCATCGGAAACATTAAAAGACAGCTATTTAGAGTTGTTAGAATTGGCAAAAGAAAGCAATGAAAGTTTAGACTTTCCGATTGAGATTTATGGCGTACCATCAAAAAACTATTCTGGAAGAGAGTTTTTCACTTGCACCATTGCATAAGAATATAAAATGTTTCACGTGAAACATTGCTAATAAAGGGGGTGAATAAAAGAGGAATGAGAAATTAAAAATTTTCATTCCTCTTTTTATTATGACAAAGAATCAAGCGTTATATCAAAAAGAGATAAGCAGAATCATGGGTGGAGTGTATAAGGCAAAGGGCAGGGGTTGGAATATCCCCGAGGGATTCAAGATTGAGAGACCGAAACGAGTAACAAAAAAACGACTAAAAGAAATTCAAGAAGCAAAACCAAAGGATTTTTATAGGGATTTTGGACGGTCAGAATTTTCGATCATTGACGAAATAGCAAACAAGATTGAAAGCTTAATTAGACGAAATGGTGCACCATTATTATTAAATTCTTTAGACGAAATAAAACGCATTTTGTTAGACACTCTCTACGACAATTATACCTTTGATGAAAAACAATATATAAAATATCTAAAAGAGTCTAACATTATTGAGCGTTTGAATAAGGATTTTGACGATATAGAACAAGAGAGTGAGGACGTTAAGGTTCAAAAGTCATTTACGGACGCATACCTCATTCTTAACATGGGTGATATGGGTGGAGAAATCAACAAAACAATAAACAAACTAGAAAGCATGATGATATGAAAGTTTTGAAAAAAAATATTTATGTTGCCGATTTTGAAACTACGGTATATGATGGGCAGACAAAAACAGAAGTCTGGAGTTGTTGCGTCTGCAAAATTTTTGAGGATATACCAATAATTTTTGGAAATATCCTTGATGGAATGCAATATTTTGAAAGAGAAGCAAAAACAAAAAACATTATTGTTTATTATCATAACTTAAAGTTTGACGGCAATTTTATTATGTACTATTTATTATCGCATTCAGAAAAGTACAAGCAGGGTATACGTTACGAGTTTTCAGAAGATGGAAAAGCAATTCCAGTTTTCAAAAAAGATAAAGATTTAAAAAATGGCGAATACACATATTTAATATCCAATAAGATGGTTCAATGGTATAGTTTAAAGCTTAAAATAAATGATCATATAATTGAGTTTAGAGACAGCTTAAAGCTGTTGCCTTTTTCTTTGTCGGAGATTGGAAAAAGTTTTGATACGAAACACAAAAAACTTGAAATGGATTACGACAATCATTTTTCACCTAATTGCGAAATATCAAAGGAAGAACGTGAATACATAGTAAATGACGTTTTATGTTTAAAAGAAGCAATAGAAATTATGGTAACCCAAAACCATTTAAAGCTGACTATCGGAGCGTGTTGTATGAACGAGTTTAAAAATATAGCTTTTGACCCTTTTTTGAGCTATGATAGAATGTTTCCACAATTAGACGAAATCAAAACGCCTTTGGATGATTTTGAAAACGCTTATGAATATATTCATAAGTCATATAGGGGTGGTTGGGTTTACGTCAATCCTAAAAAAGCAAATAAGATAATAGAAAAAGGATTGACTGCTGACGTCAACTCACTTTATCCCTCGCAAATGCACTCGGAGAGTGGAAATGTATATCCTTGTGGCGTTCCAACATTTTGGATAGGCGATATGATACCCGAGGAAGCACAACGAAAAGATAGATATTTTTTCGTACGTTTCAAGTGTCGTTTTAAGTTAAAAGAAAATCATTTACCGTTCGTGCAAGTAAAAGACAGTTACATTTACAGAAGCACTGATATGCTGACGTCAAGTGATTTTTATGACAGAAAAGCAAAAAAATATACTCGATATTATCGAGAAAAAGAGACTGGTAAAGTAAAAGATACATTTGTTGTCATGACTATGACTTGTACCGATTATAAACGTTTTTTAGAATATTATAACGTTTTTGACTTTGAAATACTAGACGGATGTTGGTTTTACACAATAAAAGGTATTTTTGATTCGTATATAAATAAGTATAAAAAGATAAAGATGAATAGCAAGGGAGCTATTCGAACGCTTGCAAAGCTTTATTTAAACAACTTATACGGTAAACTTGCGACTGGTAAAGATAGCTCATATAAGATAGCGTATCTTGATGACGAAACAAAAAGTGTACAGTTTGAAACAGTTGCAGAAAATAAAAAACGCTGTGGTTATATAGCATGCGGTTCGGCTGTTACAAGTTATGCTAGAGATTTTGAAATCCGATCAGCTCAAGCAAATTATGATATATTTGTATACGCCGATACTGACAGTATCCATTGTGAGGGTGATGTCATACAAGGCATTAGAATACACGAATCTGATTTTAACGCATGGAAAATTGAAAACAGATGGATAAATGGCTATTTTGTCAGAGCAAAAACATATATTGAATATTGCACGCATAAAGATGAAAAAAAATGTGAACCTTACTATAACGTAAAGTGTGCAGGTATGCCCGATCGGTGCAAAAATCTTTTTATAGCTTCCATGACGCATAAAAAAGAAGATATTGAAAAATTAGGAAAATTGGACGAAAACGAAAAGAAATTTATTAGAAAAAAAAGAAACATTTATGATTTTAATGTTGGATTAAAAGTACCCTCAAAGCTTTTTCAAAAAAGAATTGAGGGGGGAATACTTTTAGTGAAAGGTGATTACGAAATGCACGAAAGATATTGACGGTAAATAAATTAAATGATATAATAAAAAAGAGGTGAAAAAAAAAAATGGATAACAAAAAAAAATATTATGACGGAAATAAACTATTAAATATGCTTGACATCAACAAAAACAAACCAGAAATTTTGATTTCAAATACAAACAGGAGTGCAGGCAAAACAACGTTCTACACAAATTATATGATAAAACGATTCTTTAAGAAAAAAGAAATGTTTGGATTTATCGTGCGTAATAAAAACGAAATTTACGATTATTGGCAGGGTGCTTTTTCGTCAGTCGAAAAAATATACTGGAGTGAGTATGAAGTTATGCAAAAAAATCAAAAAGATTTGCTATTTTCAACATTGTTTATAAGAAAAAAAGGTTTTGATGACTGGTTAAAATGCGGATATATTTTTCAGCTGAAAAATGTTGACGCATTAAAAAAATTTAGTAATCTTTTTAGTCAAGTATATAGTGTTTTCTTTGACGAGTTCCAAACTGAAAGTAACGTTTATTTACCAAATGAAATAAAAAATTTTTTGTCGTTAAAAACATCAATTAGCCGAGGTAATGGAACACAAAGTAGAATTGTTCGTTTTATACTTTGCTCAAATTCTTGCAGTTTGATCAATCCATATTTTGTCGAATTAGGTATATCTAAACGTTTAACAAAAAATGCGAAATATATTAGAGGTAATGGTTGGATATTGGAACGGATAACAAACGAATCTGCGAAGATGGCACAAGAAGAATCAATTTTCAATAAAGCATTTTGTCATAACTCGTATCTATCATTTGCAAATGAAAATGTTTATTTAGATGACAAAATTTTTATAGAACAAATGACAGGTAAAAATAGATATGTTTGTACAATAAAAACCGAAAATGCTTTGTATTGCGTAAGATATTTTTATGAAAAAAATATATATTATGTTGACGATAGTGTAGATATAGATTATCCAATAAGGTTGTTATCTTCTAAAGATTTACATGATATGGATTTTATACTTGACAAAAACACAAGACTTATGATATTATCATTAAAGGGGATCTTTGAACGTGGTTTATTCCGTTTTAAAGATTTAGTTGTGAAAAATGCAGTTATTGATATGCTAAGTTAAGGTATCAACGAAAGTTATTACTGTTGTTTGATATTGATAAGTGTTAGGAACGTTGAAAAATACGACTTACAATATAGCTTGATCGTCCAGTTAGGTAAAAACAACAACTTTCGTGTGGATATATTGCGTATATTATTTTTATTAAAAAATGATGTGCGCAATTAAAAAGATGTTTTTTGAACGCAATAAAAGTGTTCATTTACATAAAAAATAAAAGAATGTTTCACGTGAAACATTTGATAGAAAGGGTGGTGAATAAAAATGGTAAAAGATGTAACTACAATCATTACGACTTTAGGTTTTCCTATTGCACTTTGTTTAATGCTCCTTTGGTATATCAAAGATTTGACGGAAAAGCATAAATCGGAAACGGATAGCTTTGTAGAAGCTTTAAATGCAAATACGATTGCAATCCAAAAACTTGCTGATAAATTAGATAAAAAGGAGTGATCAAAAAATGAGCAAGCCAAAGTATGACATTACCATTCACGCAGGACATAACACACCAAATAAAAATGGCTGCGGTGCTGTAGGAATTTTAGACGAAAGCAAATTCGCTCGAAAAGTCTTAAAAGAGGTAAAAAAGAAGTTAAAAAAACACAAGATTACTTTTAATGATATCACAGTTGAAAACGCAAAAGGTGCTGTTGACGTGTTGACAACATTAAAAGAAAGAGAAAATGACTGTTTAAAAAAGATCAATGTTTCATTGCATTTAAACTGTTTCAACAAAACAGCAAATGGAACGGAAGTTCTTTACAAGGCAAAAAAACCTAATACACGGAAGTATTATTCATCAATGAAAAAAGCAGGGATTAAAAAGAGAGGAGATGTAAAGAGAACAAACCTTTACATAATGAATCAGTTTAATGCTCCGACTTTTTTAATTGAATTAGGATTTTGCGACAACAAGAACGATTGTAAAGCGTTAGAAAAAAACATTGAAAAAGTGGCAAGTGCTGTAACATGGTTTGTTATCAAAAATATAAAGGGGGTTAAAAAATGGCAGTAAAAACTTCAGAAGAAATTGTTGAAAAAGTGAAAGAAGTCGTTGGTGATCGAACGGATGACGCAGTTATTGAGCTATTAGAAGATATAACGGACAGCGTTTCAAATGAAAAAGGTTTTACGCAGGAAGATATTGACAACGCTGTTTCGGACATTGAAAAGAAATGGCGTGAAAAATATATTGCACGTTTTTCGGGTAAAGTCACAGAGGAAGAAGAGGAAGAGGAAGAAGAGGAAGAAGAGGAAGATATCCCATCACTTGACGACTTATTAAAGGAAGATAAAAAGAAGGAGGATGATTAAAAATGCCAACAACACCAGTAAAAAATCCTAAGATCGCAACTAGCACGACGCGAGAGATCTTAAACGCAATTCGTGAAAGTGCTTCACAAAATTACAAAAACTACGTGCCAGTTCTTCTGGACGGCGACGATATCAAAAAGATTGGCAATATTTTAATGGATAACGTCACATTAAAAAATGAGTTTTTGCAAACTCTTGTAAACAGAATTGGCTATGTTATCACTACATCAAAATCTTATAAGAATCCTTTATCCATTTTCAAAAAAGGAAAAATGGATTACGGCGAGACAATCGAAGAAATTTTTGTAAATATAGCAAAGCCATTTAAGTATGACGTAGATACAGCTACGAGCGAAGTATTCAAACGTGAAACACCCGACATTCGAACAGCTTTTCACGTTGTAAATTTTAAAACTTTTTACAAGCAGACAACCGAAGACGTTACACTTCGACAAGCATTTTTGAGTTACGACGGTGTGAACGACTTACTTTCGAGAATCATTGAAAGCATGGTTACAGCCGAACAGTATGACGAGTTTACTACAACCAAATATATGCTTGCACATTTGATTTTAAAAGGTCTTACCAAAACCGAAACAATCGTGAAGCCAGTTGACAAAGACACAACAACGAAAGTAGCGAAAGTTTTAAGAAAAACATCAAACGACTTTACTTTTATGAAAGATAAATTCAATTTGATGGGCGTTAAGACCGTCACTAACCTTGATGAACAGTATATTTTGATTTCTACAGACTTTGAGGCAGAAATGAGTGTTGATGTGTTAGCTTGGGCTTTTAATATGAGCAAAGTTGATTATCTTGCACACAGAATCTTGATTGATGATTTTGGAGATATTGACGTTGAAAGAATGAAAGAGTTATTAGGTTCTTTATATGAAGATATTTCAGATGATGAAATGAAAGCACTTTCGGAGATTCCTGCCCTTTTAGTTGATAAGTCATTTTTTCAGATTTATGACAATTACACGAACATGGATACAATCTATAACCAGCAAGGATTGTATTACAATCATTTTTATCACGTTTGGAAAATCTTTTCTACGTCGCCTTTTTCAAATGCTGTAACGTTCGTAAGCGGTGTGCCTGCTGTAACATCTGTTACTGTCTCACCGTCTACAGCGACGTTATCAGCCGGTGCAAGATTACAGCTTTTTGTTAATGTTGAAACAGAAAACTTTGCAAGTCAAGCAGTCACATGGAAATCTGGCAATGAAAAAGTGACAGTTTCAAATACTGGTTTGGTGGAAGTCCTTGACGATGCTACAGGAACGGTAGAGATCACAGCAACAAGCGTTTTGGATAATACAAAAACTGCAAAATGTGATATTACTATTCCTTAAAAAATGTATGTTTCACGTGAATCCGATTCGTGGCTGTATGTTTCACGTGAAACATTTACAAAAAAGGAGTGAAAAAATATGAGTGTGCAACCGAATTCGATAATAAAAGTTTACACGGACTTAGCTCTTGACAAAAGTTATAAAAACACACTTTACTTTGGGAGTGTAGCAGACCAAAATTCTTTCTTTCATGGTTCAAAAACTCCGATTGCTACTTTTCAAAATAACTCATATCAAAGAGTAAATAAAAAAACGATTAGAGTTAATGCTGTAGCAGATAGATTATACAATGCTTGTTATCTAGCTTTTCAAAATTCAAGTTATGGGCAAAAATGGTTTTATGCTTTTGTTGAAAAAGTGGAATATGTGTCTGATACGTGTTGTGAGATAACGTATTCAATCGACAGCATACAAAGTTATCTTTTACAATGCGATATAAAACAGTCATATGTTGTACGAGAACACAGCTTAACGGACAAAGTTGGCGATAATCTAACGAGTGAGCAAGTCGACATAGGTAATATAATATGTTCGGGTATTGAATCAGACACATTTAATATCAACACAGCGTTGCTTTTTTGTACTTCTGAAAGATCAAATGTCAAACCGTTAGGAAAATGGCATGACGCAGGAGAGTTCCAAGGTTGCGTGTGTGCTTGCAACGTTGTCGAATATACATTGCCTAATGATATTGACAAGTTACAAGTAGATTTACATACTTTTGTTGCACAAAAAGAAATACAAAATGTTCAAAGTATTATAATGATACCTGGTGAATATACAAGCTTTGGAAGTGGTGTATTTTTATCTGATGTTATTAGTAAACAACGCCCTAATGATTTTAAAGGATATAAGCCAAAAAATAACAAACTTTTGACATATCCGTTTAATTATCTTGATGTTGACAGTCTATCTAGTATTGCTCATTTCCGTTATGAATATTTTTCAGATGGTGTTAAGTTTCAAAAATTAGCTTGCGTGGTATCCCCTAACGCTCAAATAGCATTAGTGCCAGTAGGTTACAATGGTAGCGGAATTGGTCTTTATAACTATAATGAAAGGCTTACATTACAAAACTTCCCGCAAATGCCATACACAGTAGACGGATACACAAACTGGTTAGCTCAAAACAGCACAACTCAATACATATCTGCAATTTCCTCGGCTGTTACGACTGGATTCGGAATCGTTACAGGCAATCCAGTAGCCATTGTGGGTGGGGCAATCGGATTGACTAACACATTAAATAGCAGTATAACAGCACAAGCTACACCCGATCAAGTGCGGGGATTGAATAGTGGAAATATTGATCTTGCTAGCAGAAACATGGGTTTTTATTTTAAAAAAATGCAAGTGACAAAGGAATACGCTAAACAAATAGATGACTACTTTACTTGCTATGGTTACGCTACTAACAGGATCAAAAAACCTAATATTTCAAGTCGACCGCATTGGAATTTTGTTAAAACACAAAATGCTAATGTTGTAGGTGCGTGTCCTGTCGAAAATTTAGCCGAAATATGCAAAGCCTTTGACACAGGTATAACTTTTTGGAAAAAAGCAAGCGAAATAGGAAATTATGACTTAGATAATTCACCTGCGTAAAGAGAGGAGTTGAAAAAATTTGCGTAAACGAAAAATGCGTCAATTTGAGCAGTCGCTCATTGCTAATATGTGGACGTTCGAAGATTATAAAAAGAATCTTTTGAATTTAGCAATTTCTGTTTTTAAATGGAACAACTTGCCTGCTAGCTGTGATGAAAGATTTATTGAGCTTATGTTGTGTGTGAATGGTAGCATTTGTTTTTTTAAGGATGACGTTAGCGAGAAAATATTATCTTTAAAGTGCTCGTTTGGTGGGGGTTTTGACGTGTACAGAAACCCTACTTTACGTTTTGTATATGCCGATAATGGTTATACAAACAAATGCACGATAGAGGATAGCGTAATATGCTACAATGATTTATTAAGGACTAACCTAATAGGTTTTATAGAAAACTATGCTTACAAGCTATATGAAGTTGATCGCATAATTATGACGAATCTAAAAGCACAAAAAACACCTGTGCTATTAAAATGTAGTGAAAACGAAAAACTTACATTAGTGAATCTTTACAAAGAATATGATGGAAACCAACCTTTTATTTATGCTGATAAAGATTTTAATATGGATAGTCTTGAATGTTTAAAAACGGACGCTCCGTATGTTGTTGATAAGCTGTTTAAATATAAAACTGACTTATACAATGAAGCTCTTACATTTTTAGGTATTCAAAATATTCAAGTTCAAAAAAAAGAAAGACTTGTTCGTGATGAAGTCCAACAAATGAACGCAGGCTCGATAGCTTCACGTTTTTCAAGACTGAAAGCACGAAAAGAAGCGTGTACAAAAATAAATGCTATGTTTGGTACTGATATTTCTGTCGAATTTACAGACTATGACAACCAAAATGAAAGTAATGTAGATACTGATGATACAGGGGGTGGAAGTCTTGAGTAAATACACCACAGAAGTTCGTTTTATATGCGAACGATTTGCAGGGCTTGACGAATCACAAGGCTTTACAAAAGTTGATGATATTGTAGAAAAAGCACGTCACAGCATTTTTGAAAAATATCCAATTTTTGACGAAAATTATAGGAGTGTTTTGGAAACTAAAATTTTAAAACATTTTTATACAAGAGAAATAGGATTTGAAACTGTCGGACTATGGTTATTAAAACTCAATCAAAAAATGAGTGAAATAATGCCATATTATAATCAGTTTTACAAATCTGAAAAATTATCTTTCAACCCACTTGTTAATATTGACACTTCGCAGTCATCAACACGTGACGATAGTATGACATCTAACGCACAAACAGCACAAGCTACAACAAATGAGCGTGTTAATACAGTTTCGAAAGATTCAAACGAATCTACTTTGAGTTCATCAAAAGCGACAGAGGATAATAAAACAATTTATGGTTCAAAAGTTGTAACCTCGGGCAATGATGATATTTCAGAATCAGATACACCGCAAGGAACGCTAAGTAATGTTGAAAATAACACTTATCTGTCAAAGTTTACACGAAATCACAAAAATATATATGACGAAAAAAGTGGTGTAGATGAAATAGCAAGTAATTCAAACGTTGACAGTTCAAACGCAAGTAATTCAAAGCTAACAGAAAACGCAAATGAAAAAAATAATAGCAGTCAAGCCATGAATGAAAATTACATTGCCAACAATGTTGGACTGTCGGGTGTTAGTGGTTCTGAATTATTAGAAAAGTATCGCTCAACATTTATGAACATTGACATGCTTGTTATTGATGATCTAAAAGACTTGTTTATGAAGTTATGGTAATGTTTCACGTGAAACATTTTTGAAAGGGGGTGAAGCTATGGATAATTTTTGTTTTACAAGATACTGGTGTCAAAAAGTTCTTCCTTTAGTGTATGATGAAAGCTTGAGTTATTATGAAGTTTTGTGCAAACTTTGTGATGAAATGAAAAAGTTAATGCAAGAAATGGATGGCTTGTCAGAAGATGTAACAGCGTTAAAAAAAGCAATCGCTGATGTTGAAAAATGGATTGCTGATTTTAACACGGATTTTATCAAAAAACTTGTACTTGATTATGTTGCAGAAAGTGTAAAGCAGGTTTACTTTGGTCTGTCAAATACTGGTTATTTTGTTGCATACATCCCAAAGTCATGGGATGAAATAGAATTTGATACTATCCAAAAGGGGGAGCTATATGGACACCTTACACTCAAATATTAAAAATTTTAACGAGCTTTTGACAAAAGAAGAAATTATAAAAAGGTACAGAGAAGATAACTTTAAAAACACACTTTGTTTTTTATTAAGAAAGGAGAACAACGAAAATGAACGAAAATAACATTTACATTGGTAACAGATATGTTCCTATTTTAGTGGGAGAATGGGATAAAAATAGGAGTTATGAAAGCTTATCTATTGTCACATATTCGGGAACAAGTTACACATCTACTAAAAATGTGCCAGCAGGTACTGAAATCAGCAACACGGATTTTTGGGTTGTGACTGGTAACTATAACGCACAAGTCGAACAGTATCGAAAAGAAACAGAAGCACTTGTTGAAAAAGTTGATAATATAACAAACAGAAATATAATTGTGATTGGTGACAGTTACGGCAAGGGGTGGGACCAAGCTGGAAATCAGTATACGCCATATACAACATTTGCTAGCCAATACACTGGTGTACCTATTAAAAACGAGAGTGAAAGCGGTGCAGGTTTTGCTAATACTGGAGATAACGGAAACACTTTTGCAGGATTGATTAGCAAAGTTGCAAATGAAATGAGTAAAAACGAACGCGATAAAGTAACTGATGTGATGTTCATTGGTGGTTTTAATGACAGGACACATTCATCAACCGAAATTATAAGCGGAATGACTGCCTGCCTTAGTATTTGCAAAAACTCATTTGTTAATGCAAAATATAGCTGCGGAATGATTGGTTGGTCAACCTATTCACCCGATTATCCATCACTTAACAACGTTTTGTATCGTTATCAAAGAGAGTTTACTCCTAGGGGTGGCGGATATATAACAAACATTGACAGAGTTATGCACAGCTACGGATTATTTGCTGATGACGGAATACATCCAAATCAAAATGGGCAAGTTTTTATTGGCATTGCATTGGCTGATTATATCATTGGCTATGATAATAACGTTCAAACCGTAGGAAGAACAAATGTTGTTGTTAATCCAGAAAATAATCTTGTGTTATCGTCACCTATTAAACAAACACGATCAAACGGAACGTGTTGGTATGGTTGGGATGAAAATTTTAATATTACAAAAATGCAAGTGTTTGGAGAACATACTTTGAACGGTAGCGAACAATTTAAAATTTGTACTCTTGCAAAGGCAGGATTTGCAAAAGGTTACTATGGTATGATGTTTTCAACTCCTTGCACAATCGTAGATACTGCTAATAAGGTTTATGTTGGTTTTGCAACTGTTAAAATCATCAACGGAGAAATGTTTGTTTTGCTGGTTTGTGAGAAAAATAACCAATTCTTGACGACAACAATTTCTTACATTACTTTACCACCAACGTATCAGAGTACGCCTATCTGCGAAAATTAAGAAAGAGGTGAGATGATGCAATATGTTATAAGAGTACATTATACACAAAACAATGAGCCGAAAATGATCGGGTTGATTGTAAATAAAGCAATTCAAAATGATTTACTTTTGTTTAGAAACGATTCTAATAATTTGAAAACAATTATTGCGGTGATTGGTGCATATGTTGGTGGGTTTCAAGGGATTGGAAATATCGAATTTTTTGAGAATGATAAGAAAATTTATGATTTGATTTATTAGAAGTCATTTCTTTCAAAGCACTAGATGTAAATTCTAGTGCTTTTTTCTATAACATTACAATATAGCAATCATGCACAACATAACAATCTTTGAACGTTCTAACATCGCCAATACAGTTATTTCTAATTTCAACATCTTTACCAACCTCTAAAGCTTTTGATACCCTTTTATACTGTTTATTGCTTTTAATATGTTGTTTTGCGTCGTTTCTTGCTTCTGATTTGCTTTGTGCATATTCTTCTAAATAAACACATTCACCATTAAATGCACTTTCAATTTTAACTAAATAACGTTTCATAATTCTCTACCTCACTTTCATGTATTATATTTCATCTACTGAAAAAATAGAACCATTACCCAAGTCATCTGTATATAGATTTAAAGTGTTAGCAATATCATACATTGATTCGCACGATTTTAAATCGTCATTATAATTTTTGATTCTTTCACAAATATCATCACTGCAATCATCAAAACCACAAGTAATATCTTCTATATCATTTTTAGAAAACATATAGTATCTTTTTGCTAAGCTGACATTTGTAAAATCAATTTCACCATCTTTGCTATTGCGTAATATTAACATCTTTCTACCTCACTTTCATGTGCCGTGTCCTTTTCAAGAACCATTTCTTATTTACAAGTATATTATACAATTTTATGTAAAAAAAGTCAACACTTTTTTGTAAATTTTTTTTGCAAAATTTTGCACAAAAATATAGGCGTTTGGGGAGCAAATTTTTGTGCAATTTTTCGTGTGAACAGCACC